TCTCTGTAAGCTGTATGGTTTGTGTTTCTATAATACCTTCGAGCTTGGCTATCCTATCCAATAACCCTGACGTATCTGCCTTCTTTATCTTGCCTAATCTGGTATTGATCTTCTTGATATCATCTACGGTACTTTGGAGCTTTGAATCGTTTGCGCTCATTTTGTAGATTACTCCACCTGCTGCTGGTATTATTGTCAAGAGCAATGATAGTAATACCGCCGGTGTTAAGGTTATCGACTTGCTGCCCTCCATATATCATCTCCTGTTCTAAGCTGATGGTTTCCACTAATGTAATTGATTCGGTTATGTTTTGCAAATAAGCAATCGGCAGTGGCAGTTGTGCTAGCGTTTTATTTTTTGCAGTATTGACTGGTAACTTTGCCTTAGTTTTTGCAACAACTTTTTTGCCGCTTCCTGTAGGTCGATCATCTTTAGTTTTAGCTTCTGTCTTAGATTTAGATTTAGACTTGGATTTTGTTTTGTTTCCGCCACTTTCTTTTCCTCCTTCTTTGGTTGATTTAGGTTCGCTGCTGCTGTCGGCTGCTGCGACTTCTGTTGTTTCGTTTGATCCTTCTCTTTCTCCTTCACTTGGTTCTGATAAGTCGCTTCCTTCTTCTGCTTTGCTCTCAGCGACCTCAACTTGTTTTTCTGTTTTTTGCTCAATTTTCCCCCCTTCATTTTTTACCTCCGCCACCTCTGGCATTTCTACTTCGATTTCTTGAATTTCTTGGATTGGCTGTACGTCAGCAATCTCAGGTATATCTGCTGGCATCTCAATTTTTATTTCTTGAATAGGTGCAGGCATGTCTATCTGTACTGGCATGTCGGTCATGTCAGGCATGTCAGGCATATCCACAGCCATATCAATATCAATACTAGCGATAGGTTGTATCTCAGGCAAGTCTGGTAAATCCATCTGCGGTATCTCAACTCTGATTTCTTGAATCAAGTCAAGCGTTACCTCGGTTGATAGATCCAGCCCACCAATCATGGTTTCTTCTACTACTGTTTCGATAACTGCTGTTTCAATAACTTCTTCTACTATAGGTTCTACCACTGGTGCTACAAAGTCATCGTAAGTAATCATAAATTCATAGTTGTCTGTGATTGGACCAAGCCATGAGTTTGAGTTACCAGTATCTATCCCTGACAGCTCAAAGTTTATGGCTACATTGCCTGTAATAAAACTGTCATTTATGGATTTGGTAAAGACATGATGGGTCCAACCATCTTCATATGGCACAGCAATGGAATGACTAGATACTTCGGTCGTTGAGCCATCGGTAAAAGTTATGTTGGTTACAATGGTGTCATGTTCTTCTGCATCACACCAACCACCAGGTTTATTGCCACAACCATAACCATTGTATTTGATGGTATACGATTGTATCTCCTTGCCTTGCTCTACAGCAGTTAAGTCTACCAGTTGCGATATGGTAGAAGTCTGCCCTTTGAACCTTACAGTAGGGCTACTACCTGCATCAATATAGCTATTACTATCACGCTTAACATTAGAATCAGATAGGGTCCATCCATTGGTATTCTCGTCAAAGGTGTGGTTACTTAGTAGGTTGTCCGTAATCTCCTGGGCGTTTAGGCTGGTCAACATTAAACTTGACACGCCTAGCCATCGGATTACGAATGATGTTATTTTCTTCATCTAATATTCCTCGTTTTCTATATTCTATAATAGCTTCCTTGCCAATCAAACCATTAACAGGACAAGGTGAACCTGCTGCTATCATAGCTTCAAACACTCTGGCATCTTGACAGAGCAACGCTGTGGCAGATATCTTCAAGCCCATCTGAGCTAACGACCTAGATAATTTTATTCTTTGACAAAACTCGTCAACAATATGAGAACCGCCTGAGATGCCCAAAAAGCCTGCTGATATACCGCCTGATGCACCAACCACACAGATATCAGAATATGCTCCAGATGGAGCTACTGAGGGTACTGACGGTGGTGTTACTGGCATATCCTTGTAGCGGATATTACTGTCGGCTGCTTCACAACTTGCGATATATGCTAGGGTTATGGCAAGTATTACTATAAGGGCTACGCTGCGCATACATTAGTCTGCTTCTGCTATGGTGTTGCCGTCTGCTACCCATTCTTGTACTACTTGATAATTTGAATTATCACTAATCATTGGTACATCCCACCAAGCATTATCTTGTAAAGTAACTCTAACAACGGTGGTATCCTCGCCACTCATCGCTGGCGGTAATTTTTTAACTGTTTTTATATTCCCTTTGTCCATTATAACTCCGCATCATAAATTAAACTTGCTGCTCCTGTGTTAAAAGTAATTAATATACCTTCGTTTGCTCCAAACAATCCACTACCTGTCCAATCTATAGAATGAGAAAATCTACTAGATACTGCTGTTGCACTACTTAATGATGTAGCTGCTTCAAAAGAACGAATAAAATCTCCTGTTGCTGTAAAACTTGGAGCTGACCTCATAGGTGTTCTAAAAAAATATGCTCCTCTACATGAGTTAGCACTAACGCCATGTGCTAACATAACAGGTGCATAGTTTGATTCTTTTGTGATTGCTGTGCAATACCTCTGACACCTTGCTAAACTATCACCAAACGATTCATGTTGAAATGGTGGTATTGTTGCACTTGTATAACTTCCTATTTCCATTTGTATACCTGTGATAAATATATTGTTATCCGTACTATCGCTACAATTTACTTGACCAACAGCTTGATTTGCTGCTGTATGATTTTCCCATACAGTTGCAGCACTACCAGATGTGAAGTTTGACCCAGCAGCGAACCAAAATTGTAAATTCATGCCATGAGTATTATCAGTTCCCATTACATCTCCCCCTGTATCAGCAGGGAAATTGACAGTAATTTTTTGCCAAGTGTTCGCTGAACTAATAGAATAAGTCTGCATACAATAGCGATTGGTTGAACTATTTGCATCATAAAATCCTACAACATGAACCCCAGTTTTTGGTGATTTTACCCATGCACAAACAGTAACAATTTCAGCACTTGATGTGCCTTTTTTAATGACTTGCATATCTTGTTTTTCAAAACGCATATTAACAAATATAAAATCACTAGCATCTAAACTTGAGTTTGCAGTTGTGCAATCCATTTTTAATGATTTTCCAAATCCATTTCCTGTTGGCACATCTGTATCTTGTGTAATAGTCCAAGTACCTGCACCACTAAGTCTGACATACATTCTGTCTAAGGTATAAACACTTCCTGTCTGTCCTGTAAAAGATGTACCTCTTTGCGAGATTGCCATATCACCATTAATTATTAATGGTTGTGCATTAGGTCTTGGCGGTGTTGGTATAGCATCGGCTGCTAGTTTAGCTAATGTAACTTGTGCATCTCCAATGTGTGCTGTGTCTATAGAACCATCAGTATAATGCTCTGAGTTGATAGCATCATCTGCAATTAAAGCAGAAGTTATTGCATCATCAGCAATTAGTGCTGTTGTTACTGCATCGTCAGCAATTTTTGCCGAAGTAATTGCATCATCTGCTATAGTCAAAGCTCCTGTATCAGCCAGAGTTGCATCGCCTGATATTACATTGTCAATGTATTTGCTTGTGCCTGTATCGTATAGCAAGATAGAACCATCAGCAGGCGAGGTAATATTGGTATCACTTAATCCAGCAAGGGTAGAGCCAGTTATATCGTCAAACGAACTGCCATTAAAAACCTTTAAAATATTAGAGGTGGTGTTAAATACCAAATCACCAGCATCATTGTCAGAACCTGGATCAGATGAAGCTACTCGGTATCTTGCAGCAAAACTATTAACACCTGCAATGTTAGTAGCAGTTGTATTGACGTTTGCTATTGAACCAGCAACAGAAGCAATATTGCTGACCACGCCTGATGCTCCAAGCGTTGCCATATTGGTTACATTGTCTGACGTTGCTAGTATGTTTAAATCTGCAACTATGGCAGATGTCGCCAACGTATTTAAGTCAGACACTATGTCAGAGGTTGCCAAGGTATTAATATCAGCAACTATGTCAGACGTTGCCAGCGTAGCTAAATCAGCCACCACATCAGCCGTTCCTAGTATGTCTAGGTCGGTAACAATGGCACTGGTTGCCAGTGTGTTTAAATCTGATACAAAATCAGATGTAATCAAACTGGCTTTAGCTGCCACACTTGTGATCTCAGATGCTTTACCAGCCACAGTTGTAACATTCGCAGATATTCCTGCAACAGTTGTTACATTTGCTGATATACCAGCTACAGTAGTTATGTTGTCTGTAATCCCTGCCAGCGTTGATAAATTAGTTGCTGTCAAAGATACGGCTGGATTACCGTCTGAATCAAACTCAAGTATTTTGCTTGCTCTAGTTGCTTTGGCAGGTATCGTCATATCAGTTGTGCCTGAGATACCTTCCGTAACTGGTGCTTTTAAGTTTCTGCTATTTTCTTCTGATAGTTGTTGGGCAAATATTACCAACGAATCAAAGTCAGTATTCAAAGCAGAAGCCGTTAGCGAGCCAGATGTTACAAAGTCTGTGGTACGAGCCAATGCTCTCGCTCCTACCAGTGTAATTGTGTCGCTGCCTGATGCAGCACTGCCTAACGTAACACTACCTGTGCCAGTTGAAGATGACAAAGTAACTGTATAGTCAGATGTTTCTGTTAATTTTGTTTCGTTTTTAAAGACCGCAATATCGCTGGTAGCAAGACAAGCAAAGCTAAATGCGTACGGTCCAGTGCCAGCACTACCTGTGTAGACTGCCCTTCTGGTTACTGCTGCTATACTATAATCTGGCATAATGTATTCCTCTGGTAAATTATATATCTAATTATTAATTTGTGAAACTATTTAAGAAATCCTCAACTGATTCATACGAAACCTCATTGTCAATACGATTTTTTACTATAGCTCCATACCCTACTTCATCCATAAATGTTGGGTATTTAGTTTCAATTTCATCTAAAGCAGCACTTCTATATTCGGATATAATGTTTTTAATTACTTCTGTCTTACCTCCGCTAAAGTTATTGCCTTCTCCTCTAATTGGATCGCTTTTTCTTAAATAAAAATCACTTTGCACTACTTTAGTAAGTTTTTCTTCAAGTGTTTCTCCATAAATTTTTATGTTTCCAACTAATCTTTGATATTCGTCATACAAACTTCTGTCGTTACCGTCTGCTCTAAAGCTACTTAATTTGTATCTTGTTAAATCAACTTGATTTCCATATCGAGCAGGAGCTTTTGCTGGATTTGTATGACTAAACTTTATTCTTTTTAATTCAATCATCAATGGGTTTTTAATATCTCTTTCTGTAACAGTTTCTAATGGTGCTAGGAAATATGGAAAATCAGCAGCATATTCTCTTGCCATTCCAAAAATAGGATCACGCTGTCTGTCTAGCAATTCATTATTAACACCATATAGTTTTGATGTTGCATATTCTGTGAAATCTCTCATTTCTTTATACACATCATCATCCTTTGTAATGTCGTGCCATGTTCTAAAATACGGAATTAAAGAACCTGTAAGTGTTCCAGCTAATCTTGGAATAGAATAATCAGGATCAGATATTAAACCTGCTATTTGTTTTAAGCCAGTTAGTGTTGGCATTTCAAGCAGTGAGCCTGCAGTTGCCAATGCTAGTTGCCCAAATAATTCTTCAGTAGCCTGTTTAGAACCGTATTTATAAACATCTAACATGTTACCTGTTAAATATAAAAATCTAGCATACGGGTCAGCTTTTCTGTAATTAACTCGCTTACCTGTTTCTTTATTAATAAGCACAGAATGTCTTTGTATGCCTAAAGTTCTTTCTCTTACTCTTTGTCTACCTTTATCTTCTCTTGGTCCTGCACCCTCAATCATGTTGTTGGTGCCAAAATATAAAGCAGTTGCCCATAACATTACACCTGCGTTTAAATGTGCGTGCGCTTCTTTTGCATGTGCGCCACCTTGTTGTATTTTTTTACCAAACTTATCGCTAAATAGTTGCAACAAGGGTGTTCTTTCTGTTGTATATGATATTAAGTTTCCTGGAGTACGAACAAAAGGTACTAAAAATTCAAGAAAACCTCCAGAATATTGACGTTCTTTTCTTTTTAATGCTTGCAAGCCTGCACTAGCTCCAAGAACAGGGTCAAATCCTGCCAATGCTCCACCTGTGTAAAGGTCTGGATTGTCTTGAAATGCTGTTACTCTTGCTTCTTTAATAGCTAATTTTGCTATTGGGTCAAGAGATTCTAAACCTCTGCTAGCCACAGAATCTAATTGACTATCAACAGCTTTTTGCGCTCTATCTGCAATTTTTGTTTTTAATTTAGACAACTCTTTAAAAGATATTTTTGATAGGTCTTTTCCTTCTACCTTAACTATTTCTTCCATTGCTAAAGACATAGCTTTGTTTCTAAATGCTAATTGTTTAATAAACTCGTCTGTGCCTAGTATACCTCGTCTACCTAAAAACCTCATTGAGTTTCCTAAAAAATTAGTTAAGCCACTGTTAAACATATTTTTTTCTGCAAACAAAGGCAGTTCTTTACCAATGGTTACATTATCAGCAGTTTCTATGCCATCTTCCATAGATTCTTTTATCCATCTTGTATCAATACGTGTTTTGCTATCATTAACACTTGACATTGCTTCTTTCGTAGCTGCTGCAATATTTTGACCAAGATTTACAGTTTCGTAAAAAACTTGTTTTTGCATTGCTTTGTCGCCAGACACTAAAGAATAAATGCCTTTTGATAAATAACGGTCTATGCCATGCAAACCTGCGCCAAAAAAGTTTATTGTCAATGTTTTTACAGACCCAAGAATGTTGTGAATAAATAATTCTTGAACTGCATCTCTACCAAATTTTCCATATTTATTAATTAAACTTTCTGATTTTAAAGTATAGGTTACTGCATCTTGCAATGTATTTAGATTTCCTAAATGCTCAAACCAATCTGCTCTGCTTTCAAAGTTTGCATCGTCAAATATTTTGTAACCTTTTTTAACATCTGCCAGACTTCGCCCTGCTAATGATCCTCGTTCTCTGCTTAATAAAGTAAAGTCCATAAATATATCTTCTAGTCTTTTTGCATCTACACCTCTGTAACCGTTTCTGCTTGCTTGCTGTATTTCAAGCCATGCTTGGGTCATACCATAATTAAAAATATGACTGGTTATTCCTTGCTCGTCAGCAGGCGTACCTTTTTTAATTAAAGTTTCTTGCATCTTTGTAACGGTCGATAAATCATTTGGATCAATTTCATACTTGTTAATTATTTTTTCTGCATTATCAAATTCTTTACTAATGTTGTCTTTTAAGCCACTAAAACTATAACCGTATGCTTCTAACTGTTCTTTGTATTCAGTTGACAAATCATTAACAAATTGATTTCTAGCATCTTGTCTTGCTTTAGCTTTTCTTTTTGCAAAATCAGGACCACTTTCTTGCGCAAATTTCTGTAATTTTGTATTTGTAATAAATTGTTGCCCTATGTACTTACGAGCAGCTTCTAAGGCTTCATCTGTAAGTTTTTGTTTTTTTCCTCTTGATGTTTTGCCAGTGCTAATTTTAGTTGATAACGATTCATAGCCTTTTTTCATAGCAGGTATGCCAGCGCCAACAAAACCTCCTAATGCTCCGCCTATAACTGCGCCACCACCTGCTGACAATAAAGTTCTTGCAAAAGACTTTTCATCAATCATGCCAATTTGTTTTTCTACGTTTTGGCGCATGTCTGCATCCAAACCTCCAAAAACAGACCCATTAATAACACCTTGCAATAATCCAGAGGTTGTATATCTTTTTACTAAATCTTTTACTTTGTGTTTTGCAACTGATCTGGCAGCTACTCCTGCTACAGCACCAGCACCTATGCTGCCGATATTAATAACATTTGCCCAGTCAAAAATTGCACTACCTGCAACATCTGCAAATCCTCTCCAACTATCTCCACCTTCTGCATAAAATGGTGCAACTGATTCCCATTTGTTTACTAAAATTGCAAAGGCTTGCTTTTCTTGTTCTGTATAATCATTTAGTGAAGTTGCTAGGGTTGTTAGATAAAATAAATTATTTTCATAATCTCGCATGTGTCCTTTATATGATTGCACCAAATCAACTACATCACCGTCAAAGTCCTCTCCAGTTCTACGTTTATGATAAATACGGTAAGCATCGTGTAAAGTTGTATCATTAAGCAAATCTTCGGTAGTAAACAATGAATCACTTTCGCCTTTTGGATCAGTTAATCCAGCATCAATTACTCTAGTAGTAAGTCTGTCTAATTCAACACCAGTTAAATCTCTGTTGCTTTTATATTTAAAATCACCTATTTCATATTCTGCCATTTTTAAAAGTCCTATTTAATTTTTCTTATGTAAATTTCATTTGGATACGTTCCATCTGTGGATAAAAGCCTTATTCTGATTGCGTTTTTATATAGTTTACCAATTTTATCTCTATTTTCTAAATCAAGTTTCTTATTTAATTGAATTCTTTCACTAATCAACTGTTCTTCTTCTTCGCTTACAGGTCTGTACAAGCTATCAAACTGCGCTCTTGATATTTTAATTTCTTTATTTTCTGAAATATCAAAAGCTGTTAAAGATGATCCTAATTCTCGATACGCTTTTGAATCAATGCCTGTAAACGTAATTTCTCCGCTTGTGTTTAAATAATTGTCCATGTCGCTGCTAAGTTTTGCGAAATTTTCAGGAATACCTAAATACTCAAATCCAGTTTTACTTAAAGAAGTAATGTATAATCCTGCATCACGTAATGCTGGCGGCAAATCATCAAAAGACAATGTTGATCTATCAAGATTATTGTCTTGTGAGTATTTATGAAATTTTAGCAAAAATTGCACTTTTAAATTTTCGAAGTTACTTTGGTATTTGTTCTCTTGTATAAATTTATTTTCGTCTAAGGCTGTATACACTTCTTCAACAGTTTTGCCAAAAAAATTTTCACGAAAATATGATGCTAATTTTTGTTTGTCAATTACAGTATTTTCTTTTGTTTTTGAAAAAATCATAATAGCCTTGCGTGTATTAAATAATGTTTCTAAAGATTTATAAGTTCTAAAATTGCTTGGTACTGTGTCAAATGAATCAGCAAATCTTAATAATTCTGTTTGTACACTTGGATTTAATGGATTATTTTTTACGTAATCTCTAAGAGCCTGGTCGATAGGCGTATTGCTAGCATCTGCTAATTCCTTTATTTCTTTAAATAAATCTTTTTTTCCCAGATAGCCCAAGTCTGGCGCATTGACAGACAACGCTTTTATTTTTCGTCTAGCTATATCGTCAGCTTCATCTGCAGTAGGTCGTTGTCCACGAATTGTATATGTTTCATTATTTAAAATATGATTTTTTATAGCTTCATACGTTTTTAAATCTGGAGGTATATTTTCAAATATAGTTTTTATATCTGTAGTTTTTTCTGATAAAGCTACATTCTGTCTACTGGTTTGTTCTTTCATAACTTCCGTTCTTACGTCATCTATAAATTCAAGGTAATCAGAATCCTGTTGAATTGGTTTGCCATTTACTTTTAACCCTCTTAAATGTGCGTTTAATTGTCTATCATCATTTTGAATACTATAATTTTTTACTAAAGCGCTTAAATAAATTGATTTAGCAAGTCTTGGGTTATCTTTATACGTTATTAGCAAATCATTTAACAATTTATTATTTGCTACATGATTTGGTTCTATTGGAATTTTATTATCTTTTCTTAATAAATTATTTTTAAAGGTCATTTCTGTAGCAATATTTATCCAACTTTCTTCTTTTGCTTTTTCTAAATCGGCTAATACCAAAGGGTAATTCTGTGCAGTAGTGCTTTGGATTAGTTGTTTTTCTCTTTCCCACATATTATTTACTGCTTCTCGGCTAAATTCATTTGAATTATAAATTTTTGCTGCGTTAACAGATAATTCTTTATAGTGTGTTTTGCGATCTAAATTTTCTATACTAAAATTATAGTCAGCACTTTTTTGTAACCAATCACTTCTTTGTGCTTTTGCGTACGTATAATAATTTTTTTGAAAATTATCATAACCTGCTAGATCGTTAGCAAACAATTCAGCATAAGTGTTAAATATGTTATCATTTCTTTGGTCTAATGCTCCTAAGTTGTTGCGCAATTCATCATTATTATAAGCATCTACTTGCCATAATTTATTAGAATCTTTTATTGCCCTTTGAAAAACTCTATTTGCAACAACATTTCTAAAATATGAATTTGCAGTTTGCTCAACCACATTAAATGTATCTTGATTGAACGGCATTTCTATTTCTCCTGTTTCAACCATACCGTCAATATCTTCTTTAGTTGGCATATTGCTGTCCATAATTTTTTTCCCTTGTATTTGGGCAGCAACTTTTGCTCTATCTTCTAAAAATACTTGCATGGTTTTTATGTTGTTTTGCAACCCTGCAAATAATTCTTGACTTGTGTTTAGGGCTAAAGGTCTGGATTGAGTAACATTTAAGGTTGGCAGGTTTACTTTTGTACCTTTTACTCCTTTGTATTGTGTGTCTTGTTTAGCCATAAATATTCCTATTCTTCTGGTTCTGGGTTTTTATACCTTTGATAATTTAGATAACCTTGCGCTAAATATCCGCCAGCGTTTAAAAGACCTAAATTTTCTGTATTTACAGCAGCTTGTGTTGCTTGTGCTTTTTCATCTAATGCTTGTCTTTCTAACATTTCGCCAATAATTCCGTATTGCGATTTAAGTAATTGTCCTGATTGCTCGCTTGTTAAAAATTCTGTTAAGCCTTCTTCTATAATTTTTGAGTTTAAAACATTATCTTTTAAAAAACCACTAGCCGCACCAAGCGCAATATTAGTTGATACTTGACGGTTTAAATCTTTTAAGATTTGCGCTTGATTTTCTTTTATTTCGTTGGTTTCTTTTTGTAAAGCAATTGTGTTTTGTATTGCTTCATAGTCAGCTTTTATTTGCGCAGCTTGTGCTGTCGCACGTAATTGCGCAGCTTGTGCTTGACTTTGACGTATAGAAGTAAAACCTTGAAAAACTGATGATCCTATTAAAGCTTGAACTACTGGATCAGCCGATAATATTGCGCTCATTTACCCTCCTGTGCTTACCTTGTAATCCATACCAAGCAAGTGTAATTTGAGTGGTGCAGATTGTCCAATGGTGATCTGCCCTGTCAAACTATATCCCAAAATACCATGCAATGTTTTTGTACCAGTAAAACTTGGTACTCCAACATCTAAGTTGCTAGTGCCAAGCGTTCTGATTGGTATGGTGTTATCGTTAATTGTTAAGTTTTGTGTTTCGTTTAAAAACGCATTGACTTCCAGCACACGTTTTTTAAATCCTTTTAAGCTAGCCACGCCTTGTATGCCTGGTTCTATAGGTAAAGTTTTAAGAGTTACCGTATAGTCTAGTCCTGCTTGATATGAGCTAGAAGTAGAACTTGCAAAAGTAATTGTGCTGGCACCTGCTGTTACATCAGCTTGCATAACGCCATCACCAATTACTTTTACAGTCTTTTGATTTAGATGTCCTGAACTATGACTAGATGCTGCACCGCCTGACACCGCACTATCTAAGGTTAGATCTTCGTCAAACAGTTCAATGTAATATTTATTAGCACTATTGATAGTGCGTTTGACAGCTACGTACTGGTCGCTGACTACAGTTGCAACATTTAGCAAATCGCCATCTGTAGTAAATTTAGTAGCTGCCACAATGTTTTGATCTTTTAATAAGGTATACACTGCTGCTGATCCGTCATTGTTGACCACAACCAAACGGTCGCCTTCATCAGTAGATGTTGCTCTACGAATTGACATATCAATTGGTGTTGCTAGTAGATGGCTTGATAACAAAGATATTTGTGTAGTCAAGTAACCTTCACCACTTCTATCGTATACAAATTCATTAAGTGCTTTGCCTTGTCGTTGCACGTATATCGTACTACCTGTAATGTTTTGTACTCGTATACTTTCTTTACTGCCATGACTAGATTGCACTTTGGCAATAAAGTTACTAGGTGTAAGCGGTTCACTAAAATCTTGTGGTGCAAAAAATTCACCACCTGTCGTAAAAATTTGTAAGTAGTTAGCACTGATAATGTCAGTAATAGTATTAAGTTGATTAGTGTCTAAGGTTGCAACAAATCCATCGTCATCTAAACCTTCGCCTGGATTAAAGTCAAAAAAAGCATTGACCCTAGATGCAAAGATAGTAGACGGTCTTGATTTGCTGCCACCAAAAAACAACCGTCCTTGGTGAAAAGTAGCCGTCCTTGGAAAACCTTTGCTGCTACTAAACGTATCTTCGTAGCCAGTTTCAAGTTCCCAATCACCACTTGCAATAGCATCGGTATTAAAAAATGGAATCTCTACATGCGCTTTTAAAACAGTTGCGCTAGTGCGTTCTAATATTCTTGCACGACCAAACTTACTACCACCTTTTACATTGATAAATTGATTGACATGCGAAGTGGTAAACACCGAGCCAGATGATGCTGTCAAAGTTATATTGCCAGTTGTTGCGCTAGGCGTAAGTGTACCAGCACTAGACACGTCAGTAGATGTACTCAAGGTAAATGCGTGTTGCGGATTAAATGTAAATGTTACGTCAGCAATAGCCCAAGCTGTATCTGACGTACGAGTAATTTTTTTAGGTGCCATATCTTCTTGCACCACAATCAAGGTGTCAGCACTTTGTACCCAACACATTTTGTTGAGCATAGCAGAGGTAATAGTTGTTGTTAAAAAATTATTACCGCTACCAGCTATATTGGTTTGTAAGACACCATCTTTGATGACATACATTTTTTGATGCGTAAAAGCAAGTAAATAAGCATCGCTGGTGTTAAATTCAAAACTTACTAAACGAACGCCATCGGTAGCTGCACTGTCTAATTCAGTTATAAATTTAAGCCCAGGTCTACGTTTAGCACCACCTTGCGGTAACACAACAACATTTAAAGCTGTAGTCAAGCCAGTATCATAGGCTTTTATATCATCGCGAGCTATTAGTTTTGGGTCTAGTTCACCTGATGTAAAACTATTTTGAATGTCAATGACCCTTGACATCAGCGTACCTCAATCAAATCAAATGAGTTATTGCCTAATGTCTGATTACGTTGTCCTTGTGCATCGGCATTAGTACATTGCCTAAATAAGCCACCTCTGCCGTTTTCTTGTGGCGTACCAAAAGCCAATACTCTGAAGTAATCTGCTTTACTGATTTGATCTGTAAGCGGCTCTGCAAAGTCAGCAGCTAACGCATGGCGTAGCATATACACAAAATATTCTGGAAATATAGATTCATTAATATCTGCTATGTAATCAATGTAAACAGTTTCGTAATTAGCCAATAGTCTTTGTTGGTCTATGTTATACAATTCAAATTCTTGCGATTGCCTTGTGCCAGCAGTTGAATCTTCAAACAATGCTTTTGGTGTTCCTATAATGTCAGATGGTAATGCGTAAGCGTACAACCACTCGGTAGTAGGTGTATCACTAATCCTAGCCAACTGAACTTTCTTTTTAGCAAAAGACCAAGGGTAAATAGATAAGATATACTTTTTTAAGTCATCGTATAAACGGTCGCATATTTTCGCAGAATCAGTGCCTTCGGTAAAAGAAGTCATTTCTGCTGCACCGAGCATCAAGAGTGCATCGTTACAAATCGTAAGTTTGGTATCTCCTGTCGCCATACAATCTCCTTAAAAAAGTATGCCCTAGCGAACTAGGGCAACTTTATATTACTTAGTCAGAATCAGAAACAGCTCCGATTGTTGTACCATCACTGATGTCTACAACACCAGATGCGTTTGATACTACAACGTGCAATGTTACTGTTCTTGTACCACCAGTCGCTCCATGAACAATTATCATATCACCAACTGAAAGCTGGTCTGATAGTTCATTAAAGTAACCAGAAGCATCAACTGCGGTATGTGCATCAGTCGTTGTGTAGACATACAAAGCTGGTAAATCACCTGCTCTGCCTTGTCCAGCTAATGCTCCAAAACCTGCTCTTGCATATGCCATAGTTACCTCCTACGATTCACGACATGTGATTTCAACAATACCATTGGTATCAATACCAACAGCTCCCGCAGAAAACATAGAATTAACTAAGAACGATGCTTTTTCAGCAATGTAGTTAATTTCAGTTTTCTTATCCATGTTCATTGCAAGACCGCAAGAATTTTGATGCCAAGCTAAACATGTTCTGTCATTTGAACCATCCACAGCTAAACCGCCTTCATCTCTATCACCAATAGAAATAAATCTAAAACCAAGGAATGAATCAACTGTACCTTGCGCTAACGCTTTGGTTGTGTTGACATCAATAGTTTTAACATCACTATCGTCTAAGAAAGCTGCCATGTTGTTTGAATGACATAAGAAATAACGGTTCTCCGCAGGTACGTTTTTTGCATCCATCAATTTTTTTGCTTCTAACACTTTATCAACATTTAAGTTAGTAGCAGAACCACCAATCGAATTGGCTACAGTTAAAGATGTACCAGCACCGTCAAGCGCATCAATAACTAATTGATCCATTCTACGACCAATCGCCATTGATAATGCTTTAGCAAGTTCTGCTCTTTCATCGAATAATACTTTGCCTGATGTAAATATATCACTATATTCAGCAGCATTGAAATCCGACATAGTAGCGGTAACTTGCGAGTGTGTTAAGTTTAACGGTGTTACGTCAGATTGCGCAATATGTAAATTTGCTACCCCTGAACCTAACTTATTAAACTTATATGTGTTACCTTGTACGCCTGCTCTCTCCCTTACAGTACCAGCTAATTTACGATCAGACTGATACGCTTGTTTGACTTCGGCATCAAATATGGTAACAAAACTTGAGCTTATAGATGTACTCATAATATCTCCATATTAGTTTACTAATTAACGCCACGAAGTTGTCCATGTGGGCTTCAGACTTGTAGGTTGCGCCTACCACACCTCATACGAGATCTAAGGGCAGTAACACTGTTATCCTTTAATCGACATTCTATAATTAAATTGCAACTAATTACAAGTTAAATTATATAATCTGTGTTTGGATCATCTGGAAATCTAATTTTAAACCATTGTTGCACTTTGTTTCGATACGCAGGATCTTCTTTATATTCTTTTGTGCCGACCATAGCATATAATTCTTCCTCAGTTGGTACACCTTCATCAGAGGGTTGTGCTACAGGTATCTTAGCTTCGCCATAAAAACGTCTAAGTTTTTGCATGGCTCGTACCCCTGCTGCTGTACCTGCTGATTGTTTAAATGCTTCTAGTTCTTCTTCGTTAAAAACACCTTTTTTAAATAAACCGTTTGCCCATTCAGCAGTTGACCTTATGATTTGGTCTGCATCTGGACCCAACTTATCTTTCTCAGCTTGCACATCTACTTTGTATTGCTCAATAGATGCAGTTTCCATTTCAATATAATCTTTTGCCAATGCTTCAAAAGCTGCCTGAGTTACCCCATGATCTTTTGCCCAGCCTTGAAAACGCTCTAGCAATGGATCATCAGTTGGTATGCCTTTTTCTTCTGCAAAAGAAACATCATAACTGTCAGGCGTTTTGTGTTTGCCTTGAGAAAAGTTTTTTTCCATCTCTTTGTAAGATTTGACTAAGCCCTCTATATCTGGACCATCTTCTTGATTCCAAAATTTATCTGGGAAATAATCAGGTTTTTCATATTCAACTTCTTCATCTTCGGTTGCGATTGCAGTATTTGGTTCTTCTGGGTCTGGACGTAATACATTCTCAATCACTTCGGGTTGGTTGTCTTGCTGTGCTTGTTCGTCTGCTTGCACCTGCTCAATGCCTTCATCTATCAAGCCTTGACTTTCAACTGCTTCATTCTCTGCCATATTAACCTCTTGCTCGTTGTACTCGTTTCTCAATATCTCTTACCAAAGCATTTTGTCCTTCCCGACAAAAACCGTAGCTTGGTTCTTCGCCTGGTATAAATACAGGTTGCTCAATGGTAATCGCCCTTAAATGTTTCAAAACTTTTTGCCCATCTTCGGTGTTAAATACACGAAAGTATAGTCTATTCAGTTCTTCAACATTTATAAATTCTTTGTGATCTATAGCTTGTTCGTCAAGTAAAGTAAGTTCATCCCAACTCATGTTGGTTCCTCCATTGGTGGTTCTTCTTGCATTTCTGCACCTTGTTGTGGTTGTGTTGCTTGCATCTCTGCTTGTGCTGCTTGTTGTGCCATTATGGCGGCTTGCTCAATCAAAGCAGCTCTTTCTTCTGCGGTGTTTCTAACCTCTGCTGGTATGCCTAAGTTATCAGCTATAAAATCTGCGGCAGCACCGATTTTAACAGAAGTTTGTCCCTCTGGACCAAGCTGTTGAGCGATTTGCGCAAACTGTAAAAGGTTGTTAATTTTTTCTTGATTCTGCGACATAGCGATTGGGCTAACAGGTTTTATAGTTACTTGCAAACCGTTTACTTTTAAAGGTAACTCTATTAAGTTTTGAGCATCCATTATCTGTAAAGTACGTTGTACGACTGGGGTCATTACTTCTGTTATCAAACGTCCAAAAGCGCTACCTAAATTTTGTGCTAATTCTTGTATACGTTGTTGTATTTCAGTAGCACTACGTGCTGACATATCATCTCTAGGCACAGATTCGTCTAACAATATTTTTTTAATAGACATTTGTAGTTGGTCAATTACGATTTGTGATAATTGTGGATCACCACTACGAGATAGCGGTCTAAGACTTTCACCTTGCGGTCCACCATTTCTAGCCACAGGTATGATTGCACCTGGCTTTAACGTAACAGTATTAGGATTTAAAACGCCATCGTCTGCTGCGGTATACACACCTGCAATAGACAACGATGCATTTTTCAATAACAATTCTTTGGTCTTGTTTAGAGTTTTAATATCTGGTATGGCTGCTGTTAGCGGACCTCTGCCGTATACCTCACCTGCCGCTTTCATGTATCTTGATACAACCCAAGGAGAAAAGTTTAATTTACGCTCTACCATTTTAAATTTTTCTTGTTGAAAAATAATACAGTAAGAAAATTTACCTGTTTCTAAGTCTTTGACAGTTGCTTCTAAGAATTCAATTTCTTCGATTGGGTTGTCTTTGATCTTGCGTTTTAAGGTTTCATTCAGTTCTGCATCAGGAAACTGCACAGGTATTTGCTCTGCTTTCAAGCGCAAAGCACGATACACATTTTCTACTCTGCCATATGCACCTTCTTCAAAATAAACCAAGTACATTGGTACGGCAGTAAACTGTATTGGCATCAATTCATCGCCTTCTTCAATTAACATCACCGCAGTGCCAACACAAAGATCAAGCAAAAACTCTCCCATGGCTAAATCAAAGTTGCTGTTTTTAATTATGGTAAACATGTTTTCTGAATACACATCTAGTATTCGCTGAACTTCTACTCTCTGATCTTCTGGTATGTCATTGCCTGGTTCTAAACGACACCAATTATTTTGCGGTGGGAATAGACCTGACTGAATACGATTCGCAAATCGTTGCGTACTACTGATAGCAGTACTGTCAAACACGTCAGCCATTTTGTTTTGCCCAACCGACTTGCCTGTATAGTAGCCTTCATACAAGTTACGATTCGGCAAAGCAAAACGGTAACAATCTTCATACACAGATTCCCATTGTTCTTTTCTTGCTTTGGCACTGTTAAATCGTTTAATAATTTGCTCAACGGTCATTTTTGCCATTACTTGGTTTCCTAAATTTTTCTTTAATATTTTTTACTTTAAATTTTTTTGATACTCTTTTTGCTCTTTTATCTGTTTGTTTTGCCCATTTACTGTCTAACATTTCTATAGATGCAGCATCGTACTTTTTAGCTTTAATTAATTTTATGGTTTTTGTAAATTTTCGTAATTTTGTTCTGCCTAATTGAAAAGCCATATTTGCAAAACCTTCTAAAACCTGTGGTGGGTGGTCCATGCCTATCAACGCCTTAACATCTTGTAAAGCAGTATCAATATCTTTTTCAAAAAATCTAAGAGCCTGCGCTTTAGTAATTTTCATTCCTTGCGTTACATCTGCACCGTAGTGTCCAACGCCTATGGTAAAGTGTTTTTCTGTGGCTACTGGCTTGTACGCTTGCAATCTTAAGCCTTCATCTCGTAGTAGTTCTTTTTTTAGCCTTTCTCTATTCACGTTTCTTCCCCAATAAATCTTTATCTGCTTTTCTAGCACCACCTTTTCCTGTAACGAACGATCGGACCCTACCCATAGCCCAAGCATGAGCAGAAACACCACGACTACCAGAAGAATAATATGCACCTAAACCTCTCTTGTAAACTTTGTCTAGTGTGCTTTTAGAAAATTTACTTGTATAACTACTTGGATATTTACTTGCCACCAGACCTCTCCTTACTTATTTTGTCCATCATGCTAGGTGTCAACAACCCCTGACGATACAATCTACGGGTACGTAAAATTTCACTCTCACGTTTGCTTTTGTCTTTAGCACTGGCTAAATATTTTAAAGGCACCCCCTTTTTACTTTTGGGTACTTTTTTAAATTTTCTATCCACTAATACCTAATTTTTCTTGGTTTAGGTGTTTTAGTTTTCTTTTTCTTCATTGGCTTCATAACATCTCCTAATTTAAGTTTTTGCTTTCTTCTTTTTAAAATTATCTTTTGGACTGCCTAACACAAACTTACCACCAGTGTCTTTGGCATAACCTTTGGCTTGTCCAATCCCTTTGCCTGTGTAGGGAAACATTCTTACTTTGCCGTCTTTGCTAATTACTTTTGGCATCTATCCTCCTAGCGTATCTTTCTTTGGTATACCTAATTCAGCCATTGGTCTTTCTGCCAACAACATACGCCTGCCACCAAATCTGGCACGTCTTTTACGTTTTTGTAACGTGGTTAATTCTTCGGTTCTTTCATCTTCCAAACGCTTTTCATCTCTTTCTAAAATTTCTTGCTGCCTAGCTTGTTGCATTTTAGTTTCTTCTGAGATTGGCTGTGGTGGTGGAATCTTTGGTTTTGATAATATGGCACCCATAATTACTACCCCTAATAGTATTTTGCGTACATGACATAATCTTGTTTGTCATGTCCAAATTGTTTTAACAAACCTTCTTTGTTGAATAATAGTACAGATGCCCAGTTGTTTGCAACTTTATTATTTGCTAGCACTGTTACTTGAATACGATGTGCTGCTAAATATTTTGCACCTTGCTCAATAACAAACTTTGCAGTTCTGGTGGTAGCCACAGGATATTGATTAAATAGTTCACTGCCTAGACACCACGCTTCATATACTCCAGGCACAAGTTGCGCAAACCCCCAGCAGGCTGCAATTTGTCCTTGATAATAAACAGTAATCGCTGGTCCAACTGTTTGTAATTTTTCAATGTATGCAACAGTTTCTTC